CAAAATCCGGAAAATCGACGGGATTTACAAATTTCCCGTCGATTGCCCATTTCATCGCGGTCAGCGGGTCGACTTTTCCGCCGACCGCTGATCGCGCCCGTGCCTGCAGCCGAATCGCGTTTTGCGAAACAACTGCGTCTCGAACAGCTTCGAAATCGAGCTCTTTGAGCTCATCGAAGCTCTTGGGCATCCATACTGGAACCCATCCGATCGGTTCTTTGGACTTTGTCGATCGTACCGCTCGTAGACTGTAGACCCTTCCGTTGTGTTCGAGCAGATGTGAGCGATTAGATTCGTTCGCATCAGATGCCGGCAAAGCCGGCTCGATGCCGTTTTTCGTTATTACGTGACGTGTAATTGATTTTTTCATAACATACCTCACTTTCAATAACGGAGCCAAAGCGCTTATTCACTTTTCAAAGAGCCGAAAACAATGCTCGATTGATAATATTATAAATATATATATGCATCCAGCGAAAAAATGTTCGGCAAAATTTCAAATAAATTCAGTAAAAATTTTCGATTGACTATATTTTCGATTGAGCTAACAATGTTCGTTGAGGCTAACAATGTTCGTCGGAGCTAACAAATTCGATCGGCATATTTTCGATATGAAATATACTCGACATTGTGGATGAGCAACCCCCCCACCCCTAGCCCGCCGCGCGGGAGTGAGCACTCTCTCCCAACTAACTCATCAAGCATATTTTGGACAAAATTTATCTACAATCGATACTTGTTCAAACAACAAATTCGCAGATCTGCAATCTGATTTTTCCCTTGTATTTCGGCTTATAATAATACAGATTAAACGTCGCCTGTCATGGGACGTGGATTGAAACTTTGAAAAGTAAATATCGAAGAGGTTGAAAAGATATAGCTATTCCCATCACTTGTTGTGAGCTGCTATTTCAATACGTGGTCACGATGCTTGCCCTCTCATCGCACGACTCCGCATCTAGCAGCCGACCGGCTAGCGCTATTTTCTCGTCAGTAGCGCTAGCCGTGTTCTATTCGCTCATCTTTCGCTCTTCGGATCGTCGACTAAACTACCAGATGCGGAGGAAAAGAGGGAGGCCGCGAAGCGGCCGGCAGATTGGCGTCTTTCGATTGTTAACTGATCATTTGTAAATTTAAGGTAAAATGAGTAACAGACAAATTATCAGTCTTAACCCACGGCATTATAAGATTCTCGAGCTTTGCTTACGTGGATTTACTAACAAGCAAATTGCTGACTATCTAGGTATGTCTGCTATGCAGATATCCAACGTTATAAATAGTCCATCATTTCAGCACGAACTTGCAATTCGGCGTTCTCAACTTGAAACTATGTCAAACGAAAGTATCGTCGATTCGCTCGATGATGTCACGAGATTTATTCGGGATGGCGCTAGACAAGCCGTTCAGCGTCTTGTTAATTGCGTTGATTCACCGGATGAGTCGATAGCACTTCGTGCTTCACAAGATGTTCTTGATCGCGCTGGGTATCCTCGAGTTTCGCGAGTTGAATCTCGATCTATGTCTGTAAACTTATCGTCAGCCGACGCAGAGCTAATTCGCGATACGCTAAACATTGTAGGAGGCCAAGAATGTCAGATGGAAAAGAAGGAAGCATAAACGCTTCAAACTTTGATAGGTACACTACTGTATGTAAGCAAGAATTCGATAAAATAAACGCTAAGTTAGACAACTTAGATATGGCAATAAGAGGTAACGGATCTAACGTTGGTATTCAAGTTAGGCTCGATCGACTAGAGCAGTCTGAAAAGAATAAAGCTAAATTTATGTGGATGCTAGTCGGTATTTCTATAACGTCGCTTAGCTCAGTAATTGTCGCTTATCTTATTCGCTAAAATGATTGATTCTGTAGAACAGATTATTATGTCAAACGTTAGCCGTCGGCCGACGCAGCCGGCGGTAAGTGATAAGCCTGCATCGCCGTCAGTTGAGCTTAGTAAAACAGAACTAGACAACCTTCGCACTATGTGTCGCAAGTCGATGTTTTTTCTTGCTCGTGCAGTTCTCGGTTTTGATCAGTTAAATGCAGAGATACATAAGCCAATATGTGATGAGATACAAAATTATCAGAAAAATACAAGAATCGCTGTATTGCTTCCTCGAACGTGGTTTAAGTCTACTATTGGTTCTATCGCTTATCCGATTTGGCGTGCTATAAATAACCCGAACGTTAGAATCCTGATTGCTCAGAATAGTATGACAAATGCTAAGAAAAAGATCAACTCAATAAAGTCGATTTTTGAGACGAATGCGCTATTTCGTGCTTTGTTTTCTGATCTTTTGCCTAAAGGCGATAGGCCTTGGTCGTCTGAGTGTTTAACTGTTAATCGTTCGTTAGCAGCTCCTGAAGGTACGTTTGAGCCAGCCGGTACTGGAACGGCTGTAACTAGTCGACACTACGATGTTGTTATAGAAGATGATACAGTTGCGCCTGATTTTGATGCCATGACTGGCGAGGTTCAGCAGCCGACTCAATTAGAGATTGAAAAGGCGATAGGTTGGCATAAGTTGTGCCATCCGTTGCTTATGCATCCTTTGAAGTCACAGATTGTTATCATCGGCACTCGATGGGCGCCTTCTGATTTGTTCGGATGGGTATTTAAGAACTCACCGGGATATAAAATACTAAGTCGAAGTGCGTTGGAAGTTCCAGGTAGAATTGGTGAGCCAGCTTCGTTTGATCAAGGCGGTCAGCCAGTATGGGATCGGTTTAACTTAGAAGCACTTCACGAACTTGAGGCGTCCGTTGGCCCTTTGATGTTTAGTACTTTATATCTTAACACACCTACAGCTGGCATAAATCGAGTATTTAAGCGTAGTTATATACAGTACTACGAACGTCCTCCTAATGGTTTACTTTATTGTACGTCGGTTGATCCGGCTGCGGCAGACGCAGCGACTAAAACAGATTCTGATTATAATGTTGTTCTAACAACAGGCGTAAATCCTAAGACTGGTGAAGTTTATGTTGTGCACTATGATCGAGCCCGATGTGATCCTGGCGATGTTATTAACTTTCTATTTAATCACTATCGTGCGTATAAGTTTATGGTAGCTAAAATAGAATCCGTTGCGTATCAACGAACACTGTGTTACTGGATTAGACGAAGACAGCAACAGTTACGTGAACTGTTTCCTATTGACGAAGTTACCAATGCACGAGCCAGCAAAGCAGCTCGAATTATTGGTTTGCAACCTTGGTTTGCAGCTAATCGAGTTTATCTTCGTAAAGAGCACAGTGACTTAGAACGTGAGCTGTTATCATTCGATCCAGATAAAAGAAATACAGGGCATGACGATGTAATCGATGCTTTATCAATGCAAATTAGTTTTTGGTCTAGTGTTATAGATGGTTATCAAGCGGATGAAACTAAAGTACTTTTACAAGACCCGTTTTCTGGTGATGCTGTTATTGATGAGTTGCTTGAACGTGGCAAAGAATTAACTCGTTATCCAGCTGACATTGGTCTAATATGTGATCGAGCTGAATATCATAAGCCTTGGCACAATGCGGAGTGGAAAGCACCTGTAGCATTGAATTGATTTTATTATGCCGCTTAAATCAGGAAAATCTCGTGCTGTGATTAGTTACAACATAAGAGAGATGATCACAGCAGGTCATACTCGAAGACAAGCTGTTGCAGCGGCTTTGCATAAAGCAAGAAAAAGTAAAAGAAAGCGTAAGTAATGCCTAACAAAACAGCAGAAGATTGGTTAGAAGACATAGACTCAGGATTGGAGTATAGGCGTCAGTTTAGTATGGAAGCCGCTTGGCATAAGCTGACTCTTGCATTTATGCACGATCCTAGCGGTTTTACTGCTGTTGGGCCTAACTTAATTTTCGCGATGGGCGATTCTTTGATTAGCTCCCTGACTGTACCTGATCCTGAGTTTTTAGTTACACCGACTAGACGATCTGGTGTAGATAAAGCTCCAATTGTCGAAGCTCTTTCTAACTCTCTTGTTAAAAAACTTGGCTTAAAGAAGCATGTTGATTTAGCTTTGATTCACAATTATTTATACGGTGTAAGTATACTTAAAATAGGTTACGACAGTGAGTTTGGTTGGTCGCCTTATTACGACATCGGAGAAGGAAATAACTTGCTTGGTATGACGCTTACTCAATTCGATAAGCGCGGTCGACGCATTGAGTCACCTGAAATTCAACCTGGATGGCCTTGGGTTCGTCCAGTCGCTCCGCACGACTTTGTGGTTCCTTGGGGCGTGCGAGACTTAGATGACGCACCCTGGTGTGCTCATCGTGTCATTCGTCACATTGACGCCATAAAGGCTGATCCTAAGTATATTAACAAGCAGCGCTTGCAGCCTAGCATCAGTATGGAAGACTGGGTTAATTCATACAGTAAGCTCGGTACGTCTGTTGAGCATCTCAGTACAGGCGGCAAGCGAACTCGTGCTACTTACTCTAAAAAGCCTGAATTTGTTGAGCTGTGGGAAATTAGAGACAGAATGACTGGCGAAGTTATTGTCGTCACTCGTGATTATGATAAGGTACTTCGTAAAGCGCCGGATGCTATTCAAGCGGTCGTTGGTATGCCTTTCGTAGTTTCTCACTTTAATAAACATCCTCTTTCATTTTGGTCTACGCCGCTTGCTTACTATCTCGGTCAAATCCAAAAAACGCAATATGACATTGCTTTACAAGCTGAGAAGCAAAGGCGTATAAGTGTTTTGAAGTTCTTGTACAGAAAGAACGCTATATCAGAAGAAGCTTTGTCGAGATTACTATCGGCAGACGTCGGAGCTGCCGAAGGCGTGGAAACACAGTTTCCTCTTAATGAGATACTTACATCAGTGCAGACTGGGATGCAATATGACGCAATGGGGTATGCAGAGGCGAACAGACGCGATGCGAGAGAGGCAATCGGTTTCTCCAGGAACCAACTTGGCGAATTCGATGCGTCGTCTCGACGCACAGCTCGTGAAGCCGTTATCGTTGAAGAAGGTGCGCAACGTCGGGCTGGTAAGAAAGAAAGTTCTGTAGCTGATTTATACATTGACGCTATTAGTAAAGCAAATAATTTAGCATTTAGTTTTTGGAAAACGCCAAGAGAAGTTTTAGCTGACGAGCGTTGGTATCAAATAACTGGAGAAATGTTAGCTGGTGAATATGAGTATGATGTTACGTTATCTACGAAACGGTCGCTTAGTAAGGCGGAGCGGATGGTAGAAGCGCTGCGATTAACGTCTCAGTTCATAGGTATACCTGGCATTGACTTTGGTCAGTTGTTTGGATTTTTATCTTCGGCTATAGGCCATCCAGCGATCGATCGTATGTTAGAACCCGTTATTCGTTCAGCTAATATTCCTTCAACTGGACGGACTAGCGCTGGACAATTAAGTTCTGGACAGGATGAACAATAAATGGCTTTGTATGACTATTTCTGCAGTAATTGTGACGACACTTGGGAAGAGTTTGTTTGGAGCTCGTCAGATCCGGTATTTTGTGAAAAATGCGGCAAGCAAGCTAAACGAAGTTTTCCTAGCGTTATACATGCGCATGTATTCCCGCCTGAAGGTATAACGTTAGAGCATTTACCTGGCGGGCCTGTGAATTTTAAAGGCAAGACGGAAATGCGTGCGTATGCAAAAGAACACGATGTTGAGCTTGGTGCTCTTCTGTAGATAATCTTTGCAAGGCAAAGGAATGTAATTATGAGAAAAATAATCGTAGATTTACCTGATCATGGCCCGCCGGTATTCGAGTTTGTCGGGCCTTATATCACAAAACGTGAACTTGCCGTTATTCTTAGAGGTCTCAAAAGAGAGCATACTAACGTAATAAGGCAATACAGAAAACGCCGTATAATTGAAGAATATGAAAAAAAGAAAGCAGAGGTAAAAAATGGCACAATCGAGAAAAGCGGCACAAGCACAAGAAGCGTCGCAGTCGAATCCGCAGGATCAAAAACAGTCCGATCAGGATCAAGTAGATCTTCGGGATATACTGAAGCAAACACTGGCACCGTTAACACAAACAGTATCAAGTCTTCAGCAACAGCTGGACGATATCAAGCAAGGACAGACAGCCAAAGCGGATGAGTATGAAGTAGAACGTCTTCGTAAGAAGTCTGACTTAGACGCAATGTTTGATGACATTGATGATGATAAGTTTGAGCGGTTAACTAATAAGCAACTGATTGATGTTGTGGCTGACGCTGTTGATGGCGCTATAAAAGCCAGTAACGAGCTTGTTAAGAAAGACTTGATTAAGCAGTATCAAAAAGACATGCAACGGCTCGAAGGTCTTGAGAAAGCTACGATGGGTGTAATTGCGCATCTTGGCTTGTCTGACGTTCGGAACAAATTTTCTGATTTCGATGAGTTTAAGGAAGACATAGGAAAAGTTATGGAAAAGTATCCTAACATCGGATATGAGGATGCTTATTTCATAGCTAAGTCGAAGAAAGCTGGTGCTGTCCCTCCACGCTCAAGTGTGGAATCAGAAAGGCCAGATAGTTTTGGGACTGCGCCGACTGGCGGTCGTGCGTCTGAGAAGACTGCACCGCTTGGTGATGATGCTTTTGCAACTATGGCGGCACGAGGCCGTCAAGCTCGACAGTATCCTGAGAGCGATAGTGGAGAGCAAAGGTCTGGCATAGTCGGTTTTCGGGATCTTGTTAATCGCTCATTAGATCGATTACTTGAATCAGAATAATTATCGTAAAAAGCATCATATGGAGGTTGTACAATGGCACACACAATGCCGCAAATGCAGCGTACTATGGACGACGCATTTGTGAATACTTGGTATGAAATAAAACCAGACGTAGTTGATAACGTACTTGAAGCGACAATTCTTACGTTGGCTCTAAAAGAGCACGGATGTTTCCAGTCTCGAGCAGGTGGTACATATGGCTGGGAAGATACAACCGGCTATGGAGATAAAGACGTCAAGACACAGCGCTTTCAGAAAGGCTCTACACTTGATCAGCAGCCTGTTCCACTTGATACTTATGCACGGTTGGATTGGCGTTTCTTCTGCGTCGATATTAACCGTTCGTTTGTAGACGATCAGACTAATATGGGTAAGTATCAAATTAAGAGTTACCTCGCTCGTCGACTGGAGGCTGCTCGAAATGCGCTTGTTCGTGACATTGAGACGTATCTGTTTCAATGGGGTAATTATTATGCGGCGCCTAAGCAGCCAAATGGTATCTGGGACTGTGTTGCTCCTCAGACAGCCCTTTCAACAGCCAGTGACGGATCTGACAGCGATACGCAGGCAAGTGGTACGTCTAACGGACACATTAGTCGTGCAAATGCTTGGTGGAGAAACTGGGTTATGTACGACGGCGCAGGTGATACGAGTTATGCTGACTTTACAGCACAAACGAATCCTCCGTATTCGCTTAATTTAATTCCTGACATGCGTCATTTCTGGAACTGTATTACAGCTAATATGGAACCGCCTAACTTTATCATTACGACTCAGGATATCTATGAGGCGTATGAAGATGAAGGCGTTGATAGGATGCAGGTTGTGCGTACTGCGTTTAATCGAAAAGCGCTGGATCTTGGTTTCGAGAGTCAGACATATAAAGGCGCTACGTTCACGTATAGCAATAAGATGCCGGCTAATCACATGCTTATGCTTAACTTGAATTACCTTACTATGAACTATCATCCTGGAGCTTGGTTCGACATGACTAACTGGAAAGAAACAGCTAATCAGTTAGAGCGTGTAGCATATATTGTGTGTATGACGCCTGGCCTTGCAACTGCACAACCACGTAGACACGGCGTAGCTGTTTGGGCTAGTTAATAATGTAGTTGTTCAAATGTTGAACAAGTTAAGGTTCTTGTCTCCTCACTGAGAGAAAGGATTGTAAAATGGCTGATAAAAGGCTAATTGGTGTTCCGTTAGATCAAGTTAGGACGAACGATGAAGAGGTATTAGGCTCTCTTTACCCACATAAAGGAAAAATTTATCGTTGGGTAAAGAATGCTGGGTCTACTGGCTTAACTGCGAACGCTGTTTGCTTATCAGTGATAACATCTGTAGCTGATAACGCACTTAAGCGTGTAATTGCACCGTCTGGTGCAGGTTCGAGTACAGCAGTTGTTCACATGCCCGCTGGTATGCCTGTGACTGGTATTCCTGCTAGCGGATCGGCCACAGGCGATCACGGATGGATTCAGGTAAAAGGTGTTGCTTCAGTTAAGCAGCAACAACTTACGACAGCGCTTGTTGCTGGCAGTTTTAGCATTGCTAGCAGCGCGATTGACGATGCTTGGGCATCTAATACAGTACCTGATAGTGCTAGCGATGCGAAAGTTTACGGACGTAGAGTTCAGCTACTTGCTCCTGTAGCGACGACTGGAGCTGCGACTGCTGTGTCTGTAGCTGCTGACATTCAGTGTCTTTAACGAGTAAATAATAATAAACAGCTTTATAAGGAGTTGTTATGAGCGATAAGCGTATTGCTATATGCACGCATGTGTTTGATATAGTACATTTTGATTTGTACTTCAATCATTTATTCGCTATGGCGCATTGGTCCAAGAAGCACGATATTGTTCTTGTAGGCAAAAGCGGCTTACAAGCAGCTAGCGCTAGAAACAATATTATCGATAAGTGTTTAGAGCACGAATGTTCGCACGCACTGTTTATTGACGGAGATCACCTGATACCGTATCAAATGCTGGATATGCTT